TAAGTTGTATGGACTTGAAAAATAATATAGTAAGATAAGGAAAGGTAAATTATGGCAAAGACAAAAGAACAGTTACAGACAGAGGCAGATGCAGAGATAGAATCTGCAAAGCCTTTGTACAAGCAAGTTAATAATGAGCGTATGGAGTTTGAAAAAGCAGATTACGATCAAGCAAAAATTGACTTAGGTAACTCAAAATGGGAAGAGCAACAGTTCGGATATATCCAAGCGAGACAAGAATCGTATGGATCTATCGGAGATCAGCTAGACCAACTCTATTGGGATATTGATGCAGGAAAGCTAGATAAAACAGGCGAATGGTACAAAGCTATCAAAAAAGTCAAAACAGATAATCCAAAACCTAGTTAATAATTAATAAATAGTTATACTAGCCACATGGATTCTTTGCAAGAATTTCAAGACAAACAGGGTGCGGTTTCTGGTCAACAGGCACCTCTACGCTTTATATTAAAAGATCCAAAGGCACTTGCTATTTTTTTAGAAGTTGCAAAAGAAGCCGAATCAAAACACATCTCAGATACAATTGCAGCTAAATATTTAACACAGAATTACGATATTTTTAAACACCTTAACTACAACACAGTTAGAAGATACTTCAGGGATTTTAGAGATGGCGTCTTTGAGTGATCTAGAAAAATTTAAGCAAACGATCAATGATCGCTCACCTTATCAAAAAAAACAGATGAAACATCCGAAAGGTTTTGAGCCATCAGGATATTTCAACGAGGCTACAAAAAGCGGTGAGATTGTTTCGAGTCCACAAAAAAGTAACGAGGTGGATTGGAAAGAACAACTTGAGTCATACTTCGGCAAAGATGCATCTAAATATTCTGTTGTTGAAGGCACAGCAGAGATAAGATTTTGGGATGTCAATGTTGGAAACATGGAAATTGAGAGGCTTTATTATTTCAAAGCAAAAATAGTCTCATCTGGTACGAGGATGCGAGATGATGATTTTAATGAGCTTCTCAACAAAACTAAAAAAATAAAAAAACCACCTGTTAAAAAATTAAAAAAAGGCAAAACTTTCTGTGTGGCACTTTCAGACTGGCAGATTGGTAAAGAGGGGAGTGATTCAACAGTTGATCGTTGGATGGCAGCAATACCTAAGATCAAAGATCAAATAAAGACACTTAGACGATCAGAGCCTATAAATGATCTTTTAATAGCAGGACTTGGCGATATTGTAGAGGGATGCGGTCACTATGCTATGCAGGAGTTTCAATTAGAGCTTGATTTTAGACAGCAGCAAAAGGTAGCAAGAAGGATGGCTTATCAAGGGATCAAAGAACTCGCTCCGCTCTTTGATAAAACATTGGTTGCTTTTATAGGAGGAAATCATGGTGAGACAAGAAAAGATGGCAAAGCCTTCACTACCTTTGGTGATAATAAAGATGTTATGTTAGCGGAAGAGTTACAAGAGATATTTAAAGAGGCACCTGCTTTCAAAGATAAAGTTAAGTTCATAATACCTGAAAACGATCTGCATTTGACTTTTGATTGCTCAGATACAGTTCTAACGATAATTCATGGGCATCAAGCTAGGCGAGGGGGGACAAATGCACAAGCAAAAGCTAGGACTTGGTTAGCCGATCAAAGTTTAGCTAGGTCTGAAATAGCGGATTCAGATGTACTATTGATGGGACACTATCATTTTTTCAGTGCATATTCAGCTGATGGTAATAGATTGATCTGTCAAGCACCTTCTCTAGACTCAGGATCACAGTGGTTTGACAATGTAAGCGGTGGACGTAACGGCTCTGGAGTCCTCACTTTAGTTTTGGGTGGGGATGAAAAGTGGTCTAATATAAGAGTAATCAGGTAAATTATGAAACTTGAAGTTTTAAGAATAAATAGCTCTGACGATTTCACATCAGGAATCTTGTTTGACGTGTCTAACAATAAGCGTAAATTTTTAGCATATACGCTTGAGGATGAACATAGGGATCAAAAAGTAATGCATGAAACGAGAATTCCCGCAGGGCGATATAGAATTACACTACAAGAAGCAGGTCGCTTCCATACAAAATATAAAAGCAAGTTTGCATCAAAAGGTGCAGATTGGTGGAAGGGATCTATTTTAGTTAACAATGTGCCAAACTTTACAGGAATATTATGGCATATAGGTAATAAAGAATCGGCAACCAGTGGATGCCTCCTTTTAGGCTTAGATCAAAAAGAGTCTAATTGGGTAGGTAGCTCAACAGCAGCATTCGAGAAAGTATATCCAATTGTTAGGGATGCAGTATTATCAGGTGATCCAGTTTGGGTAGAGTATAAAGATTATGATGGAGCAATTTTATCTAATAAAGTAAAGGACTATGTTCCAAAATCATCAAGCGATGACAATGTTCTAGAGGAACTCAAACAAATAAAAACAGAGCTTACCGCTTTGAGAAAAGCGTGGATACTTAAAGGTCTTCAAGTAGATTAAGGAGAGATATGAAAAATAAACAATATTGGTTATTCGTTTTGAATAAAGCGTTTAGAACAGGTTTACAATCTGCTATCAGTTTGTATCTTGCTAATTCCACAGGAATAATAGACGCACAAGTTATGGAATTAGTGGGCGTTGCATTTTTGACAAGTGCACTTTCTGTACTTCAAAATGGGCTAGAACAATATAAACCGAAACAAACTTTTGAGGATGTTTCAGTTGAAAATAAAGAAAAGCAACCATTTGAGGATGCTTGAGTAAAAGCTGGATTCAATTCAGGATCGACATAAGAAATCTTTTAAAAGTTTTTTACTTTTCTATGTTTGATTTTATTGAATACCTAGAGAGAAAAAATAATGAAAAATTGTTAGAATTAGATAGTGAACTTAAAGGATTTTAGACTAGCAATAGCTTAAACTTTTAGGATTCATTACTCAATGAAAAAGGGGAGGATTCGTATCCTCCCCTTTTTTTATTATTGTATAAGGGCAAAAGCACTGGAGGAGGTTGTAACGTACTACTTTAAAAGGGAGTACTATCGTCCAGTGCTTTTACTATATTATAACAGCTAGATTGACATATAATATTTTAAAAAATTTGTCACATCGATCAAAAAACAATGGTAATGTTTGTATAAGGAGGTTAATTAATGAAACGTACTATTGATTACATCAAGTGTGAACACTGTGATGATTTTCAACAAGTTTTTGAGGACGATGATCCTAATGAAACTTGGTATTGTTACAATTGCCACGAGCAATTAAATTAGTTTTAGGGAGGTTAAAAATGTGTGAAAATTGTACACACGAATTTGAGGAAAATGAGCCGATATATATTATTTATGAAACATTAATATGTTTTAACAAAAAATGTATTTCTACATTTCCAATAGAACAATTAGAGAAAGATTCTGATAATTGTTTTATGACAACTTACACAAGCAACTAGAAGGGAGGTTGGAATGACTCAGCAAGAGTTTATTCAATTGATGATTTATATGATTATAGGTTTTTCTATACTCATAGGAATCATGTATTTAGTCATGGCTTTGTACTACCTATATGAAAAATGGTGGTATAAAAAAAACAAGTTTAATTTTATTAAAAGACTTGATCGTGGCGAAGTATTAGACAAAAATAATATTTTTTAAAATGATTTTTTTAAAAATATACAAAAGTCTAAGAAAACTAGAAAAGAATCAGCTAAGTTTGATGAGGAATCAACAAGCTATTGTTGAAAAAGTAAATATATTATTGGAGGGTAAAAATGGTCTATAAGGATATGCCTTTTAGTCCTCGCTATACAAATAAGCACGAATATAAGTATGAATTTACTTATATTCTCTTTGATGGAAATCTTAAATATTATAGTGTCAAAACCAGACACGGATACCAAATAGCAGAGTATTACGCAGACAATAATATGAGGTGGGACGCTGCAACTGGTTTGCAGTTTCTCGGAAAGGAAAGAGTAAAGTAATGGATCTAAAAGATTATATTAAGGTTGATGACCTTATAAAAAGAATGAATGAAGAGTATCCAAAGGGCAGGTTAATTACTGAATTTATTTCACAAATTGACGACCTAGTTGTTTTCAAAGCAACTTTTTATGATGGGGACTCTGAAGCCATTTGTACAGGACATGGTGCAGAAAAACTAATCAGAGATAAGAAACTAGAAAAAGCAGAGAGCGTTGCTAGAGGTCGCTGCCTAAGAGTTCTTTTCTCTGAAAAGCCTTTATACGAAGAGATGGAGGATATTGCAGTAAATAGTAAAAATGTGGCTCAAAAGAGCAAACAAGAGCCTAAACAGGCACCATTTAAGGCAAATCAACCAATAAAAGAGCAAATGCAAGATATGGGCATAGAAACCAGTGACGTATCTAAGTCTCAAGAACATATAAATGCAAATATTAGAGACTTTGCTATGGAGCTATGTAGAAATGACTTAGATAAGGCTAGAACAGTAACAGCTGAGGCACTTGGTATGCTTAATATTGCTAAAGGTGATATAAATATTAATAATCTACAAACGATCAAGAATAAAATTCAAGATATTGTAACCTTCAGTCAGGTTGAAACTGATAAAGGAGAGTGATGTCTGGTTGGATTCAGGTAGATATTTCATTACTTAGGAATCCTAAGCTAATTATATTTGCTAAAAAAAACAAGCTGTCCGAAATGGAGGCAGTTGGAGCTTTAGTAAAGATATGGGCTTATTCTTTTGAATATGGAAAAAAAGCAGGGCATATTCCTCATCCTGATTTGTTGTCCGATCAAATATGGGAGGGCAAGAATCTCTTAGAAGGGCTTGTTGAGGCAGGTTTTATAGATAAGAGACGTAATCAGTTCTATGTTCACGATTGGGAGGATAAATACTCCCAACTTGATCGATATAGAAAGATGAATGCTAAAAGACAAGCAGAGTATAGGCAGCGTCAGGCTGAGGAAAAATCAAAGAAAAAATATAAGGAATTGATGAAAGACCTGCATGGATTTGAAGTAGATGAATAACGTTATAGTAACGTTACTTAGTAACAATTATAACGTTACAGAGAAGAGTAGAGTAGAGAAGAGTAAAGAATAGTAAAATATAAATATAAAATAAGGAGGTTGATAAGGATGATATTTGGTACAACAACACCAATAAAACCTTTGAAAAATTTATCTGAATTTAAAAAAATTAGATATATTTTAGAACTAGAGGGGGAGCTATGCGGTATAGATCCCCAATTCACAAACGATACAATCAGAAAGGCAGTCGCTAAGTTAAATAAGGATTTTGATCTTAAAATTTGGCGTGAGCCATGTAATTGTATAAATGCTGTAAACCAACCACTAAATATGGATGGCACACCAAGACAACACAGCAAATACATGAAAGATTGGGCAGAATGATGCCACTTGTTAAAAAACACAGGATGGTTTTGATTCTAGAGCGTACATATTTAGCAAAAGATGTCACTCAGGCTTATAAAATGTTTGAGGAAGATAAAAAATATATACATCCTAATTGGAAAGTAAAAAATGAGATGTTCTTGAAAAATGATGGGACTTGATTTATTACTAGGTTGCACTTTACTTAGTGTCGTTGATTTTCACTTAGAAAGTCCAACCGACATCTACAGTATGGATAGTCAGTGCAAAATAGTAATGGAGGTGCAAGAGTGGATTCCTCTGGTCAGCTTGTATTTTAAGGAGGATGAAGCTCTTGCTCTCACAGTAATATGGTGCGAGTCAAAAGGCAAAGAGTGGGCTACAGGCTACAACAAAGATGGAACATACGATCAAGGTCTTTTTCAATTTAATAATAAAACAGAAGCGTGGCTTGAAAAAGACAAGTTCAAAAGAGAACTAGATATGTATGATCCAACAGATAATGTTAAAGCTGCTGCTTGGCTTTCCTATTACGATGGTTGGCATCATTGGAATAGCTCAAAGCATTGTTGGGGTAGGTATGACAGATAAAGAAAAAATACTCAACAGATTGACAGCAGCTAACCATAATTATGTATGTAGCTCTGTATTTCTAAGAGAGGACTTTGTAAAAGATTATGCACAAAGAATATCTGACCTTAGAAAAAAAGGCTATAAAATATCTGGAACTAAATGTGAAATAGAAGGTCATAGTCATAAAATGAATATGTATAAATTGCTAGAAGATGATGTTACACTTTTAGTAGATGCTATATTTGGAGCAGACTATGGCGACAGCGTCAGATGAGTTTAATAAAGGATATAACGTTGTTTATAGCTACTTAGAAAACACTGAACTTTTAGGTAGAGTAAATAATATTATAGAAATAGAGTCAAACGCATCCCCATTTTTGATAAATGATGATGAGTTTACAAATCACTTCGGTGGCTTGAGTTTTGAGTGTTCAGTAAAAGATATCTCATCACTTTGGACAGTAACGTATAACTTTAACGACTTGTTTGATGTATTTGCTACCTCAATCAACACTATGCAACTATTCAACAACGTTTCAGGTGATGATTTACTAAATATATTTTTTTCTATAACAATGGAAAAAAGAAGCGAGGAAGACTCTTTACTTGCATCTGCGTTAGATAATAGATTATATCGAAAAATTGCAAAGCGTATGCACTACAGGGAAGTAGCAGATGAAACCGACTTTTTCAAAGAATGAAAAAATAAGGTTTGTAGAAGCAGGAACAGATTTTTTAGATCCTCCAACTCAAGAAATTATATGGCGGTATGGAACGATCAAGTTTGAAATTAAGTCAAAGTTTGGTGCTATAAAATATTGCATATACGAAGATAAAAAGAAAAAAAACATCAAGATTTCACGATATCTAATTTTTAAGTTACATTAGATATATGGCTGACAATAATGGGATGACTCAAAAAGAGCTTCTTATGTTAGTGATCGAGGGACAAGAAAGAATCAATGACCGCATCGACGCTTTGCATGAGAAAGTTAACAGTAAAGTATCAAAGACTGAGTTTTTCAGTTATATGGGTATAGTGATATCCTTTGCAGTCTTATTAAATAATATGATGTGAGGTGTAAGATGGACTGTTGTGGACAGGGCTGTTGCGGTGGCAACTTATAATTAAATGAATGAAGCGGTATTTCTTAGTTTTTTCTTTATTGTCTTTACTATATCCTATATCCTCCGCACTGGCTGAGGAAGATACAACAACGACTACAACAACCTCTACTACTACAACCACAATCGTTGGCGAGGTAGAGGAGATCGAGACGTTTGATGGTACTACTACAACAACGACAACTATTCCAGAAAATACTTCAACAACCACGACTTCGACAAGTTCTACTACAAGCACGACAACAACTACTGTTCCAGAAACTTGGGAACAATCAACCGATATGGTCATACCAGAGGACGAGCTTGATATACAGGGAAATGAAGTCCAAGATAATATTGATATAAATAACACTTGGAGTGGACACTATGGATGCACAGATTACTGTATTAATTTAGAATTTAGGCAACATGGTGGCGAAGGTGCTGACTATGAATTTGATTTACCTGAGACAACCACAATCGATGAAGTAGAGCAAGAAATAGAGATCTATGAGGTAGGCTTTACAATCGGTGCTTTGAACAATGAAAGCACAGTAACATATACGCATACTGATGAAACAACACAAACTAATACAATCGAAGCACAAACTTTTACAAGTGCGGAGAGTATGTACGAGGTTGTGGTTTATAATATAAGAGAAACGCTTACAACTTTTATAGATAAGTTTACTTTATCTCTTAATGACTGGACTCTAGTAGATGATATTAGTTTTAAATACACTACTACAACAACAACTACTACAACGACCACTACAACAACACTCCCGCCTCCAGTGATTATTTTTGATCCAGAGCCAGAGCCAGAGCCAGAAATTATAATCGTTGTTTTAGATTCTGGCGAGGAGGCAGAATATCAGATTCATGAAATAGAAGATGGTCT